GCACCAGAATTAAAAGGAACATGGTATAGTAGGAAGAACTCTTACACATATGAAGATACTAATGGTGATGTTCAATTACGAAATGCGAAAGATGATGGTCTTGCTATTGGTACAGTTCTTTCCGTTCTTAAGCAACCAAACGGATCTTATGGTACAATAGATGGTAATCTAGATTCTAGATATCCTGGTTTCATTGAGTGTGATGGTAGACAACTATCAAAAACTGAATACCTGGATTTGTTTGCTGTTATTAATACTCATTATGGAGAATGTGATATTAATGGTGTTGCCACTACTGGAGCTGCAGCTACACACTTTAAAGTTCCTGACTATAGAAACAGGAAACTTACTGGAGTTGGTGTTGTTGATGGTAATAGATCATCATCTGCTTTCCTTCCAACAAATAACATCAATGAACCAGGTAACATTGGTGGGTGGTGGTATGTTGATAAGGTAGATGTTGCTGGTGATAATCCTTACGAGCAAATACTGCAAGGTGGTTCACAAGCTGAAGGTAGGGTTCAGACATTCGCATTGTGGCAGAATAAACCTACAGTTGGTGCTGAATATATTGATAGAACAGTTGGTCAATATGTAAATAGAGGTGAAGGTGGTAATCCTGACTATTGGACTGCATTCGGTCAATCTGTAGAGGAAGATATTCTAGTTCTTGGTGGTAATGGTAGTGGACTACGATTGCGAGTTAGAGCAGAAGCAAATGATTTGGATAGTACGGGCAATCCAAATGATACAAGATTTACAATTGTGTCAATACTAGATCCTGGTACTGGATATGTGCCTGGAGATTTGATGGACATTGGATTCGCCAATGCTGCACCTGGTGGTGGCACTGTTGTATTTTCTCCTGCTATTAAAGTATTAACAACAACACAAACAGCAGTAATCAATTCTGATCAAGGCACCGAGAGTAATTTCTTTAACTTTGGTACAGTTAAGACACAATTCAATGCACCAATTCAGTCTGATGTTGAGTTTACTGTTAATGGTACAGTAACTGCACAGATTGGACAGTTGCAGGAGAAAATCATTGATGTTCCTACACATAGTCACCTATTTGTTACTGCGTTTACTGCTGAAGGATTTGGTGGTACAGGATTGATTCCATGGAGCACTCAAGTTCTTGCTAATAGTGGTCTTGGACAGGGTAATAAATCAACTGGTACTGGTGACGGTCCATATATTAACTTCATTGGAGGTGGCGGTATTGCTGAAGATGAAATTTATCGAGAGCTACCTGAAGTATGGTATCCACTATATCTGTCAGAGTTGAAATCAAAAACTCAACCAGGTGGCAATGCTCTGTACTTCGATCAACTTTGGGATGATATTCTTCAGTCAAATGAAAGTAGAAGTTTCAAGGACCGTATTATTGAATGGGCAGGAACATTTGGAGACGCTCCTCTTGGACAGGGAGATCCTCCAGGAACAGCTAGTTTGACACTAACTGCGAAAGTATTCTGGCCATCACCTTACAACGGTCTTAACCCTGATGATGTTGTAGCAACCGCACAAAATCATGAGAATTTACGTAGATATCCAGAAGGTGTATACGGACAGACTGGACCTGGTGCAACTGCTGTTTCTGCTGCTATTGATGTTACTGGAACAAGATTTAGAATTGAGGCATATACTCCACCAGCAATTCTAGAAGATAGTGACACTACAACTTCTTCACACAATCACTTAATGGGATTATCTCCTGTTTTAGATCCAACGCTAGATTATAGTTATGGTAACCAAAATGGTCCTGGTCTTTTCAAAACAGGATTAGGTGGTTTTGGTAGTACGCTTAACGTCAGCTTTGACAATAATCAATTTGTTGGCAACACACCACCAGTTGGATATGTATTGAACACTGGTACGTTCACCCTTAATCAAAACATTAAGAAACCAATTCCTAGTGTCAGGATGCAACCCAACATACAGGTTCCTATCGTACAGGAGTTCCACAAAGTCAAATATATAATCAAAGCATTCTAATATTATTTCATAATTATGACACAATCAGTCCCCTCTTACCGCCCAATTGAATTAATGCAAAATCCAAAAATCACCAAGAGTGATTTTACAGATTTTATTGGTGTATGGGAAAACTTTGTACCAGCACCTCTCTGTCAACAAATTATCACATATGGCGAAAAGATCTTTAATGAAGATCTTGCTAGTGCCCTAAACGAAGAGGATGATACAGATCTAGGAGGTTCAGTTTCAGAGACTAAAATCATGGAAGGTTCTGAAATGTATGGGTCTGCATATACTAGACAAGATAGAGCATTCATGCTAAACTATGCATCAGCAAAATACACTAGTAATGTTAACCAGATGTTGAAAGCATGTGCTAATCACTATTGCAATCACTTTTCTACATTAAAGAAGACTAGAATGTTTTCTTCTGATATTAAGATGCAAAAAACTCCTCCTGGTGGAGGATATCACTCATGGCACTATGAAAATGGTACAGTTGAATGTGCATCTCGTGAATTGACATGGATGATATATCTAAATGATATTGAAGAAGGTGGTGAAACCGAGTTCATGTATCAGAAACGTAGGATTAAACCTACAGTTGGTACAGTAGTTATTTTCCCTGCTGGTCTAACACATGTACATAGGGGTGGTTTTCTTCTAGGTGATAAGGATAAATATATAGTAACAGGTTGGTATATCAAAACTCATGGCTGATAGTATCGAATTAGTAGATAATATTAACAAGGTGATAATGGAGATTGATTTACTGAACAATCTCATTATCGATTCTACTCATCTTTTGAACTTGCCTGATGGTAAGAAAATCAGTCAGCCAATTAAAATCCTTCCTGATATCATGGAGAGATTTAAGAACGAGATTGTCGGTGATGTGTTTCATACAGACACAGTTGATGAGCTAGAGCACGTTCTTTTCTATAGTGATAATACTGCACTTATTCAACGTAGAAAATTTAAATATGATTTTGCGACTGATCAATCAACCTCTATTCAATATATTTTCAACGGTGCTACTACAGAACAAATTGCAGAGTTGCGTGAAAGAGTAGTAAACCTTACTGCTGCCTCTCATGTTGTGAGAGAAAGACAAATCAGAGATAAGATTACTAAAATTTCTGAAGAGCAATTGTTTTATGATGCCACTATGAATAAGAGGCTAGTTGAAAGAACAGCAATGCTCAAAGGTTCTGACTGGCGTGTCCTACCTGACATCGAAGATTCTTACGAAGGTGAGAAAGAGATGTGGAAGAAGTGGAGAAAGGCACTTCGTAACATGGATGCATTCACTAAAAAGTATGATGATCCTCTGGATCTCTTCAAGGCAATTAAAGGTATTAAATGGCCTATTGACCCAGCAATTTATAAAATTGCATATCCTGATAATGTAGATCCTGCTGGTAATGCAATTGAATATAATCTTGATATAGATGATGCGAGGTTATGGACGGAAAGAGACGTTGATGCATCTAAAGATTATGTCAATGATAGATTAACAACTATCATTGAATGGAGAGATAGATCTACTAACGCCAAGAGAGCGGTAGCACAAGGAGTACAAGATTTGATGAAGTTGATGCGAGTCGAAGACTTCGTTGAAAACGGTATCGATTATTCGGCATTTTATAGTGAGGAAGATTTAGATGATATGGTTACTGAATAATGTTCTGACTCCTGCAGAGTCAGGCAATATACTTTCTGTATACACAAAGCATAGATTTCATTGTGGGAGTGATAGTAATCCCAAACAGAATGTAAAGAAAAATCTTGCACTTAATTATGATGACCCAGACTACCAGAGATGTATGCAAACTTTGTATACTCCTCTACAAAAAGGATTACATGATTACCTAATCAGGAGATCTGGACAACCATACTTTCTCTGGTATGAAACTGGTGGATTTTATGATTGGCATTTGGATGCATTCCCTATCGCTGGTATTGCACCACACTATAGTTTCACTGTATTTCTCAATGACCCTGATGAATATGAGGGTGGAGAGTTAGTTATTCGTGTTGGTAATACTGAATCATCATTTAAACCACCAAAAGGATCAGTTATTTTATATAATACTGGTCTTTGGCATAAAGTAAATGAAGTCACTAGTGGTGATAGAAAGGTGTCTATTGGTTGGGCAGAGAGTTACATTAAAGAATCTACTATTAGACAGAATATTATTGATCTTAAGCTTGCAATTAATAATGTTGCTGATGACATTAGTCATGAACAACTAGAGAAACTTGAATCCGCAAGAATGAACATGATTAGGGAACTTGTAGATAGACCATGACATATACTACTGATGACGTTGTACAATATTTTAATTTCTTCGATCAAGAAGATTTTGAAGAGATTCAGAATAAGACAGGACACGGATCGCGATGGTCTTTTGGTCACACCTCATTAGGTAAAGAGCATCCAGAGTATCATAATTGCACACCATTCTGGAAGATAGACTTTGCTGAAGATCCATTCTTCTACGATCATCTTCTAAATAAGATACAGAAGAAACTAAATACACGATTCAAACTACAACATACGTATGCTAACGGGCATACTTTCGGTCAAGATGGATCAATTCATGTTGATGCACAGACTGATAACGGAAGAACACTATTGTTATATGTAAACCCTAGATGGCATCCAATGCTAGGTGGTCCAACTAATTTCTATATAAATGATGGTGAAGTCCATGGTGTATTCCCAAAAGCAAACAAAGCAGTATTGTTTCCTGGTAAAATACCACACTGTGCTGCACCGTGTACTAGAAACTTCAAAGGATTAAGAGTCACTGTCGCCTGGAAACTGTTTATCGATGATTAACCAAAACTATCAGATCTTCAATCTACAAGAGATTCTTGGACGCTATGCAATGACAGCTGGTGTGCCATTGGCGTTCATTAGAGTCACTGGATGGAACAATAGCACTAATGTTGATGCTATCAATACATCTATTGCTCGATATTCAAAAATGTTAGAGTCAGATCTTATTGCTGACATGAAAGAATCAGAGTATGTGGTTGTAGAACTTGAGAAACTAGATCAGGGTGTCCTTGATTACTTTGATGACAACTTCCCTGATAGTCAAGCAGCTGTTGCTAATCCAGAGATGTATGTGTTTTATGCATTGTATAATGATCTAGGACAACTTATCGCATCAAACGAATGATCTTCTCCGACACTTACACAGTAAAAGAAGTATACAGTGTATTGAGGCAAGAGCATCTATACACAAGTTCGACAATGCCGTGGTTGTATACATCATTGAAAGATGTGAAGTATCAACCTGCAATAGCAGATGATGCTCGTAATAATATAAATCAAATCTTTGTATTTGATTATTTAATTAGCGAAGTGGCTCCTAATATTCAAAACGAGTGTAAGGAGCTTCGTGTTAATCATAATGGTAATGAGCACTTGTCTTATGAGAGTAATGTAATCTTATCTTACAATGCACTGTATCAACAGCGTAAGTTACAACATCTAATCGATGAGACAAACACCTCACATTTGAGGGACATATATGATAAGGCTACAGAAGCTCTTCGTACACATCACAACAATCCAGACGCACGTTTAAGTTGTGATAAAAACGCTCAATTTATTGGTTATTTGTATGATATCTCTGGTACTCCTACCGCAATAAAGGTGAAACAAGGTCAGGGTCTGGATTATAACATTACTGGTAACGAAGTAATGTCTAGACTTGTCGCGCATTGTAAAAGAAATCCTTTGTACCTAGATGGTGAGATGATCTTCCATGCTAATGGTAGAGAATCATTTAGATTAAACTGTCAATATCATGAAGCATTCTGGAGAGAAAGGAAGGCTAGTGCTAAAGAGACCAGAAGTGTGATGACAAGTGAGCGCATGCGCGAGAAGATTGAGTTGAGAGATGAACAGATTTCAAGAGAACATCTATATGGATTATCATCTGCAAAGGGTGATTTCTTGACAGAAGAGCATGGGAAGTATATCAATAGTGTATTTCCTGACACTCGTCAAATAGTATTTGAAAATGGAACAAGAAGAGGACTGCAGAACTTTAGAGTTGACTTTGAGTTTGTGTTTGAGAACAATGAATTGGCAGATATTCTATTGTTTAGGACAACACACCACGAGTTTAAAGAGATCGAGACTCTGATCCCTTGACAACCAGGGCGTGATGCTGTATGATTCATGGGTTGACCACCCCCTACATAATGCAAGGTTCATTGCCTGACCGTTCTGCGCTCAATATTCATGACGCTGCCTGCCTCGCTCCTTTCTTTCGTGCTCAAGCACCTCACGGTGACATTCCAACACGTCAGGAACTACGTGCGAAGGGATTACAGTCAAAGAAGCGTGAGGACTCTCTCAAGGGCATCTGTGATGCTCTGAATCGTGTCTACCCTGATAGTGTTGACTACAGTGTAGTTGAAGAATCTCGCAAGCGCAAGGAAGCAGAAGCAAAAGCAGAGAAAGAGTTACTATGTACGAAGAACTAAATTGTTTTGAAGAAGCACTTAAGCACTTCGGAACAAGAGTTGAGATCATCACTGCTATGGAAATGGCAAAGAAAATATCACCTGAAGATGCCTATCAGATGATTAAGGATGAACTCAAAGAAGTTAAACTCTGTCGTAAACAATTCAAAAAGGATAAAGACTAATGTCACAACCAAAGCAAAGAGATCCATCCGATCCACTTTATGATCCTAATGATAAGTGGAATGAATACAAGGTAGATTTACATTGTAATGAGACACACCCACCTGATGAATGGGATCCAAAGACAGAAGGCAAGATTGCTAATCCAGAGAATCGTCACCAAGATAAGGTGTTAGATAAGTTCTGTGATGATCACCCTGGTTCACCTATGTGTAAGGTATTCGATGACTGACGAAGAACTTAAGCAACAAAGACGACGTGATGCATTCGGTTTGTTTTACGAGAGTGTATTGAAGCCTGACAATAGACTTCGGTCATGTGCTCACAACCAAGAGTGCTACAATGAATTAATGGAGTGGCGAGCTGATATTATTTCTTACCTAGATGATAGAAGGAATCGTGAATTCTAATCTATATACTTAAGTTTACATTTATTGCCATGACTAAACATGACATGTTAATCGACTCCATCAACATCAAACTGCACGAAGTGTTTAACATGGGCAGGACACTAGATGATAGTGACTGGGACGATGATGCAGCATCACAAATATCTCAACATATTCTAGAATTAGTTGAGGACCACCAACAATCAAGAAAAAGTAATTATGGAGTCCACAATGGACAGTACCAATGGCGAGCAAGTGACTGAAGTTATTGTACCTGAAGGTGCAGAACTCATCGATGAATGCTTCTATGTCTGGGAAACTAGGTATGGACTGTATTCTACAATGACAAAGCAAGGTCGTCAGATGATGACTGGTGCTACTAAAGATGGTGTCACTGTTATGACACGCTGGCATCTTAAATGTGAACAGGAGGGTACACTACATCTATACACTAGAGTTGTCAATACTACCCAAGGTGTCAAGTTGTGATGGAACAATTTAGTAATGACATAAGTGGCGAGACAATAGAAATTGCTACTATACCTATCTTTGCAACGCCATTGATACTTACTAAATTTGCAAAGCATGAATCATATGAATGGAAGTCATTTGACAAGGTAGTTAGAAAGCCAGATGTATGGTTTACTCCTCTCAATACATCATTCCCTGATATTAAGGAGGATGATCCGTATGTTGATCATGAGACTGCGGAGAATGTTAAGAGAGATGTGTTAGAGCATTGCCAGAAAGTCCTTGCTTGCTATAATATGCCAGTTGACATACGATACAACGGTTTCTGGTATAATGCATACTATGAAGAGAATGGTCAAGAACCACACGATCATTTGTCACCTGATAACATAAACCCATACTGGTCTGGCATATACTTTGCAAACAATTGTTGTGAAGGACAGTTGACATTCCAGAAAACAGATCTTTCTATGCGTACACAACAACTGTTCAAGCATAGTGATAGTAAGATCTGTGATTATTACGAAGAACTCTGGACATCATACATTCATGATGGACATATATTGTTGTTCCCACCACATCTGAAACATGCTGTAAAGGTGGGTAAGGAGAATCGTAATAAGATGAGGTTGACATTCAGCTTTAATCTTGCTATTAATAGGAGTGCGTACCTACCTGATGAATATTTTCGTAACGAGCCAGCATCCGACTGAATCAGCAGAGTGTCTACCTGACAAGCATATTGTCAAGATGCCATTAGAAACATGTCAGATGCTATCTATTGTGTGCTCTGACAAGTGGGGACATAGTTATGGAACAATACCTAAAGCAGATGGTAATCCATATGCTACTGATAAAGGTGCATTTCGTAATCATCCTTGTACTAAATGGGCGAATGAGACTGTAGAGAACTCTAGATGGTTGCTTGCTCATGGTATAGCATTGTGTGAAGAGTATTTCAATCGATATGGTAAAATCCATACATGTTTCAGGACTCTACTTGTTGCTGATGAAATCATTCCTTATGTTAAATGGGATAATCATACTCCATTTGTTCGTGCAATGCCTGAAGAGTACAAGTTTGATGATAGTATAGATACACTGACAGCATATAAAATGTATATTGCTTCTAAACCATGGGTATCTAGCAACTACTTACGACTACCAAACCGCAAACCTGATTGGATTTAATGAAATACACTATTCCTGTTGATGATGAGGGTGTTATCACATTTCCTGATGAGCTGATGAATCAATTAGATTGGCATGAAGGTGATACACTGGTATGGATAGATAACAAAGATGGATCATTTACAATCAAGAAAGAAAACTAAATGAAACACCATGTCCCTGATCTTATTAAAAAGAATGCATTTGCTTGCTTCACTAGTTTGAATCAAGCAGAAAGGGCAGTTGTTCTACTCGGTGACGAAGCCTATCGTGAGTCACTAGATCTTGAAAACGATGAGTCACCCTGTTGGCAGATACCAAGTGGAGAACATTCAACTTTTGCTGGATGGAATCCCCAGTGTGTCCCCACCATGGACTACATCGTATGGAAATTAAAGAACCGTGAAGGTATTATCAAAGGAGAAATTTACTAATGGCACTATCAAAATCAGTCAATAATTCACTAGATGAAGCAGAGTCTAACCTACGTAATGCATTAGCATTTGCTGCAAGACAAGAGAAACCTTTCATTTGTGGTTCTATTGCAGAGATGATCAGTAAGATCGACTCAATGAAACAAATGGATAGCATCATGGACAAACTTGAAAATCGCGAATTCGGAGATAATGGAAGATGGGGACCAATCGTAGAAGAATAAATATTGAACTGGGACCAGATTTACAGGATGAATATGAGTATTGGTTAGAAGCGAAGCGATCATTATGTACAGAACGCAGCATCAATTCATTTCTCAATTTCATATCAGTATATGGCACATTCAATGACCCAAAAGACCCTGACGAAGCGTGAGGCAGTGTGGATCTGTCGGCGCATGATAAAGGTTTGGCATAAAGAATTGCGTGGAGATGCATCAGGTAAGCAATTATACTGGTGCTTTTTCCTTGACACACTACACAATTGTGGTAGAATATCTGATGAAGACTACGCAACATGGCAATGTCCCTTCAAGTAACACTGACCAAAGAAGAACTAAACATCATCTGGAGCGCACTACAGTATATGACACGCGGACAAGAGACTGTTGTCATGACAAAGTATGGTAGTGTCTCCAAGTTAGCGACTAAAGTTAACAACTACCTGTCTACAGGAAGACCTGGAAAAGATCTAGACCTCTTGTGACACTACGCAAAGCTGCACACCATTCGTTGTAGTGCGCTCTCTACACTCTACAATATGCAAGTACACAACACAGGAGCACACCATGTGGGATGAGATCAACGACATGGAGGGTGAAATCTTCGACTTCGATGATGTAAGTGATGACATTCCATCCATTCTGTCGCTCACTGATGAAGACATTGATCAGTTGATTGACGAGCACGAAGCAAACACTGACGACAACAACTGATCATGCAAAAGTACGAACTCACCATTCAATCTAACAGTGGAAAATTTCTTCAACGACACATCGTTTCTCGACAAACTGCACAAACTGTCTGCGATTTCGTCAAATACAATGGATACCAAAACTACGCAGATGTTAAACTCATCATTGCAGAATGCTGTCACTGATGAACCTGATGCATTTGCCATGGCATTAGAATCTCGTGCAGCATATTATGAAGTGACAGTGGATTATTACATTGAAGAGTTTCTTCTGTAGTATACATATCAATGAATAATTCACAAGTATTCATCCATGACTGATATCGAACAATCCATGGTAGATGAGATGAAATCACTCATCAAAGATCACGCAGACAAGATCAACGATCAAGCTGCTTACATCGAACAACTCAAACAACAAATGTCCGACATGCATGATAGATTCTATGACTGCTGATGTTATTCATGACCTTGAATCACATTTAGATAGTGGTCATGTGTGGAAAGTTGAACTCGAACAACAATGGCAAGATGAACAAGCAGAACCACCTAATGGTGTGTATACTGTTGAAACATATCTCGTCGCACCTGATAGAGAACTAGCACAGTACATTGCTCACAAACTGTACCCTGACACTGACTTCCTCATCATTCATGATCAACCAATCACAAGACAAAGTTACACCAAACGATGAACCAATGTTACCTGTAGGCACCCAAGTAGAATTTGATGGGGTGTTGGGATTTGTAAAATTTGTAGATCCAACGGGTGAATGTATGACTATTTGCACCAAGGTATTTCCCGATGAACCAGTAAGAAATGTATGTCGGGTGATATACAAGCACCAGTTTGATGATGTAAAACTTGTAATCGGAAACAACACACACAACTGATTTATTATGAACGAAATTAACTTTGACAACTGGGCTGACGATCCTGCAATCCGTGATGCTATCTTACGAGAGGCATCGCAGGAGATTCTGTGGGACAGTGAGGAAACTGTACCACCAGAACTGGACGACTTCTGACCACAGACTATACTGATGCTATCAACACCAGAACAAATGCTGATCGACACTCAACTGCTCTCCGTCATCGAGTCCCTTCAGGATGCCCTGCAAGTGGGTGAGAATGCTACTGACCTAGATTCCCCCGTAAACTCTGATGGAGACGCTCTGAAGGACTTTCTAGACGACTCTCCTGCTCCTTCGTATGCATATGCATATGGTTGGACTGCTGCTAGCATCAAATCTGCGGTATTTTCACTCGAAACTATTCGTACTCAACTGATCAATGCGACTTGATAGTAAAGCAAGAGTAATAGGTAGTGTTGGAGTCATCACTGCCTATTTTATTGTCTTGCATGTAAATGTATTAGTTGGTGTGATCATTCATTTTGTGGCTGATCTAATCAGTGTGCCGTATTTCATTCGCACTAAAGCATGGGACGTGGTGATCATGTTGGCATTCCTCTTGTTCATCGGCATGTCCAAGCTGACCACCTCGTGAAGTGTCCACTGTTGTGGCACAGCACCCCATAACCGTGTATATTAAGAGAGTCAAAGCAAGGCACCCCATGACAGTCACAGCAGTCAAGCACTCTCACTACAAGATCGTGGTCAAGCCTCTCGCATCCCCACAGCACCCTATCACGTACTTCCGCAAGTGTGGCAAGTGTACGACTGCCAAGGGCATGGAGAGGCAGTTCGAGCGCATGGTGCAAGAGGCATGTGATGCATGGAGAGCCTATGAGATCAAGAGTTTCACTGTCTCCCGTGTGCCAGCAGAGGAAGTGCCCACCAATTGACCCACAGGGCACCAGATGCCCTATAATTAATTCATCAGCAACCAACCCACTCAAATGCAACTCACAAACAACGTCTGCACTGTTGACTTCTTTCCCGAGGCATTCATTGCTGAAGGTGATGACGTGATCGTCAAGCGTTTCCAGAAGCGTGTCACCTTCAACGCTAACGGTCTCAAGTCTTACAGCACTGTCACAGCACTCACAGCACGTAACGAGTGGGAGACACGTATTGCTAACGGTGCTACAGTTAATGGATATAACATGTCACAAATGCCTCGTTCAGAGTATCGTCCGATGGCAGTAGGTTGATCCGAGGGTAAACAGTAAGAGGCAACGACAACACGCTCGATGCCCACCTTCATTCTTTTCTTTCATTATCATCATGGTCTTCGATCTCCCAGTCTACAAGAAACAACTCCCACAAATCTGGATGGAAGATGGTAAGTTTATCATTGAATCAGACTCGTTTCGTTATGTGATTGAAGATGACCTGAAGTTGTTGTTTAAGTTATGCAGACGATTCAAGTCTGATGCAATTGCACAAACCTTCGTATAATGAAAATCACACAGTACGCACTCGCGGGTATTTGTATTACATTTACCCTTGTTTCTTATTTGATGTTCCTTGCACATCGTGATAGTAAGATGATGAACTACTATGAATCAACCATTGAAAGAACTACCAACTGATTTCCCACATCAACCACCAGAGGGTTATAGTTATGAAACTGAAGAGTTTAAAACAAACATCACTAGCATTTGGATTAGGAATCACGCTCGGTATAGTTACACTAGCGATCCTATCCGATCGATCTGGGGGTTCTACAATACAAAAAAGCGGTGTTACATTGCACCAGTTAATCACAAACGCCCAGGTAAAACTGTTGACGTTAACAGCACCACAGCATTCAGTGCAATGCAACTACTCAAATCATATGTAAGCCCATGAATATAGAAGATGATGTGAATCAGTATCGTACTCCTGGACTCTATGATGATCCTACAGTACATAAGCAATCACCACTAGAGAGGATAATTCTCTCGATGTTTGAGAAGTTGAATTGGGAACTTGATGATGACATTGAGATTACAATTTCAGGTAGTCAGATTGGTGAGGTAAAGTATAATCATGATGCATTCATTATGATTCAGAACCGTGATCGTAGTCCTTACATACCATCAGTCGCACCACTACCATCACAACAGGGTGATAACCCTGAAATGATTCAACCAACTGAAACAGATGACACTAACGTACAGCAAGGAACAACTAATTGATGCACTCGTGCATGAGTGGGACTATCTTTGTCATGATGATTACGATCCTGATGATGACACACCAGAGGAGTATCGTTTGAAGTTAGCGTTACTCACTGTGGAAGAATTGGTAGAAGAAACATCAACTGGTGAAGGTTACACACTGGATGAGTTCATGGACAATCATGGGTGACAGTTCAAGAACTGGTGGAAACGCTTGACAGCGACCCCATAGGGCTGTATATTAAGAGAGTCAAAGGAACCACACCAATGCTCGTCTCTGAATACTACAAGGTCAGTGCTGTCACTCCTGAAGAGGGTGAGGTATCTTATGAGACTCTTGATCAGCAGTTCGCACGTAGCCTACATTCTGAATTGCTCTGCCGTCAACTGAACAAGGACGGTACGCATAGTGTCACAGTCAGCAAGGGCTAACGCTCTCTCATCCATTATACTAAACACATCAGCAAGGCACTCATGACCACCACACCATTGAACAAAGAGTTTTCTGACTATTGTGCTCAACGTGATGCACAGAACACAATTCAACTCAATATCACCAAGTATTGCTTTGAGTTATGTAATGCACTTGTCTCAAACTATATCAGTGAATCGATTCGTCGTCATGAGTTCTTGCTCCCTTCAGCTGATAATCAAGAGTATCACCAAGCATGCATTGAAGACTTACAAAATGGTTGCTGTGGTTATAACTTCACAGTTGATACAGGTAGAAAGTATCACAAGATCATGATGAATGCGAATGGTTCACGTTCTGTTCATGCATTTGTTGATCGTAAGACTGGTGAAGTATACAAACCAGCATCTATCAAAGCACCTGCCAAGGGAGTACGATTCAATATGCTTATCATTTCACAACGCAATTGGATGTTAGAGCATGCTGATTGGGCAGGTGGATATCTCTACAAGCGTTGACAAACAACTCAATACATAGTATACTCACTTCAGTTCACCTCATGAGCACGA